GAGATGTAAATACTGTACTCCCATTTAACGTCACGACTAATGAATATTTAATAGATGCAGAAGCTGAATCAGGAGTTGCTGTTATTTGATTAACAAGTATTTTATTTGAACCAGTAACCAAAGAGGCGGGAATAGTGATTGTTGAATACCCAATTATTATTTGTGTCGGGCTACCTGTCCAAGCATTAACGGCTGTTTCAAACGATACAACCTGTTCAGGTGGTTGTACATTACCGCTCTTTCTATGCAGCCACATATAAAGATTATAAAAGGAAAGGTTTGTAGTATTGAAAAAATCTTCTGAAAAAACTATGTCACTAGCGTATCCGTTTGCAATGGTATATTTTAACTCAATCTCTTCTATTATTTCATAAAGCCTTAGAGCATACTTTAACTGCTTAAAATCAACACCCTTTACCGCGCTACCCCCTGGCCATAAATTATCACTATCCGCTATGTCTTCACCTTGCCTAAAATAAAGTCTATCTGTATGAGTAATTAAAGGAGTAATTATATATGCTCCTGCTCCTGTGGCTTGTTGCATTTTAGCCAATACCCCCGAAGAGTTATAGGTCAAATCATATTTGGCATTACTAAAAGCTAAAGAATCAAGTCCGTCCTCTCCTAATATGTCAGTTAATTCTACTGTATTTCCAAAGAAAGTAATCCTGTAAGTATGAGCAAGGTTGTTTTTTAAAGTAACGCCCTCTAATTTAATAAGGCCGCTTTGAAACGGTAAAGTGTTTAGCTCTATTCTACCCACTTTTTTCTTACGTGCATCATAGCCATCTACAATATTAAAATTGTAATAGTGCTTGAATATCTTATTATTATTTTTACTGGCAGGAACAGAAAAGGTTTTTGAAAAAGATGTGAATATTTTATCTATTTGCTTTACGTTTTGAATTGTCTGTGTAAGCGAAACCGTTTCGTCTTTAAACAAATCAAGCCTATCGTTTTCAATATATAACTGTAAATCCTGCATCTATCTTACGTTGTTTATATAGTCAAAGGCATCCTCAAATTCAATGGTGTATTCTATTAACCTGTCATTTACTGAGGTCTTGTAAGTCATATTAGAATTTTTAACCACCACAGGAATAATCTCAGGCGTGTTTGGTTGTTGAATTCTTTCCCTTGTTATCCATACGTTCTCGCTTAATAAAAGCTCCTCAAAGTATTTATTAGCAAACTCAGGATAGTAACCACTTGAATGAATGTGGCTTTGTTTGGCCTGTGTGTTTAGTATTTTAACAGTAGGGTCTGATTGTGAGTAAGTAGGTGAAGCCGCCTCAGCCGAGTAAGCCAAAGTATTTGCTTTATAGCTTTCCTTTGTTTTAGCCATTGTCTTGACTTCTTTAAGGAAAAACCACAAATCCTGTAATACCCCGAATCTGTTTACAAAAGTGACCTTAGTTCCAATACCATATTTCGTGCAACTTATTCTCTTGATAGTTAAGAGTATGCCGTCAACCGTTTTACTTGTCTCTACGTCTGTGTACTCTTGATAACTAATGACCCCATTCGCAGCCATAAAACCTGCAAATCCTGAAACACCTTCAGGAACAAATATTACAAAGTCGTCATTTGTAGCCGCTGTTGATGGTGTCTTTTCTGCTAGTAACCAAGTAGCCGCACTCGCAGACCTGTTACGATATGGGATAGATGAGTTTGTGCCATCAATAAAAAGGCTGTACCCCTCGTATCCATCACCGCCCAATGTATCCACCGCAGAACCTACTACGCTGCCCCCTGCGTTTATAGCCGAGTAAAAAGTTATGGTTGATGTAAAAACTATTTTTTGTACAACAGGAGTTGCTCCAGCTGTATCTGATATAGTAACAGTCAAATAGTCTCTAAGCAGTTCAGCAATTTCAAAAGTTACTGGTACACTCGTTACTACATCTTTTACTATGGCGTAAATCAATGACCCATCAATATTCAATGATAGCTTTGCAGATTTTACTAAGCTGTTTCCCGTTGTTGCTTGTGCGTATAGGGGTGTTCTTAAACCGTAATTAGTTGGCATAATTTATTTTCTTATTCCTAGTATTATTGCATTCTCAACGTCTAACGCAAAAGACTTAGCTAATTCAGGAGACAATATTTTTAATCCTTTTTCAAGTGGCTTAGTAAAGAAGCTGTTTCCCTTTAACCCTTGTGCGTATATACTTTTCTGTAAAGCAAAACCCATAGACCTATTACTTCCTTTTTGGTATTGTCCTTTAGCGTTTCTAAATCTTATGTTTTTACTCTTTGCCCAGTCTGCTAGTATCTGCATAGGTGGCATCTTGTTTGTATACTTAAATTTACTGTTCGGGGCTTTTTGATATCCGCCTTTTACTAGAGACGGGTTTGCGCCCTTTACACCTTCGTCAACATATGCACCGTACTCTTCCATTAGAAAAGCCAATAGGAAGGCATCTGATTCAGTATCTAGTATGTATTTAACAGAGTTATATAAGTCTCCGCTACCTTTCTTGTCTTTGGTAAGGTTAGACTTTGCTTGTTGCACTACATACTTAGCATACTTGTTTAGAGCTTCTTCTATGTTGTCAAACTCCATTAGCAGATGTATATGTCATTGTAAATCATTACGTCCATAGTAGCTGACCACCCTGCAAGTTGATTCTCAAACCTATCATAAAACGGTGTAAGGCTTGGGCTTCCGTCTAACTGGTACATATCTGTATAAAGTGTACCCATTCTAAGGCGTTGTATTAGTCTATTTAAAACAGCCAGTTGAGTGTTTAATATATCCTGCACATCGTTGTTTCCTCTGAACCTGTCAACCGTTGGTTCTTTAGATTGGTTAACAATATCACAAGCTAGAACGGTAATATTAAACCTTAGTATCTGCTCCTCATCTATTACGCTGTTAATTATAATATGACCAAGGGGGAAGATATCCTGCTTGTTTAAGTTAACGTCTGAGATGTCACCTGTGGTTACTGTGTTGATGTTTTCATCTCCCAGTAGCTCGGTCTTAATTGTTTCAGTTAACTGGTAAAAACCCCTTACGCCTTGATTTGCCATTATTTAAAATTCTTTTTAATTTGCTTTGCTTCTAGTTCTGCTTTCTCTTTCATATACTCCAAGCTATACAAACAGGTATGCACGTTTAATTTAGTGATATCTTCAACTCTTGTAATATCTCCTTGAGCGAGTCCTGAGAATAGGCTTTGATACCAGCCCCACTTTCCTGAAAAAGATGACTGTGCATCGAGCTGTCCTGTTGATGCTGTTCCAAATAGTCCAGCATAGTTTTGGATAAGTCTATCCCTAAATTGTATAAAAAAAAAACTGCACCTAAGACCACATCCACAGGTATCTCTGTCAATTTGTCTTTATTTGTTACATCGTAATCCTTAATGATATATTTCTCACCTAGCTTTTCTTTGATAGGTCTGTATAGTACATTCATTGCTATTTGCATATTTTCCCAATCACCCATATAGGTATCTAAGTCTATATACTCACCTAAAGACATATCATCAAAGTCTGGTATAATACCGTATTCAATACCACCTAATTTAAACGTCCGTATAAGCTCAGGCGTTGAGTTTAACATATCGTTTAATATATCCATAACCCTATTAGCATCTAAGACTTTTAAGAGCCTTACAGATACAGCATCAAGATTACAGAATATCTCTATCATCTTACATTGCAGAAAATATACATCATCGTTGTTCTCTTGTATCTTCAAGAACTTCTGATACTGCTTTAGTGTAATCTCGGCAAGACTGCTTGGTATGTTTATTTCAGCTTTCATATATATATAACGTATTTAATTAGTGGATTTTGCCCTAGTAAATTTAAATAAAAAAAGGCAGCCATTTCTGACCGCCTTAATAATCTACTCATATGTCGTGCATTTACACTCTACTCTCTATTTGCTTAACGATTTCATTCTTAAATTCTTGCGCTAACCTAGACCATTGAACCTGATAATGTTCGTACTCACCGCTTACTATTATCTCTAAGTCGTTAGGGTCATAGACAGCTTCATAGTATGGTGGTGTGTCATAGTCCCCTTCATCTCCAGCATAACCAATTGAACCAATTACCTCAACCGTTTCGCTTCCGTATATAAATTCAAACTCCATTACTTGATTATGTTTTTAAGGTTATTATTGATTTCTTGTGATTGAGTGTTTTCAACTTTACTTAAAGAATCAAACAAAATCTGCATTTTATCAATTGCATCATTTATCACTTTTGTCTCTATGTCTGCGTATCTCTGTCTGTCATCCATTTTAGAAAAATTCTGAATTGAGATAAGCGCACCTAAAATTTCTCCGTACTCGTAAGATTGTGAATTTGTCATTGTGTCTGTTTTAATTAACAATACTCAAAGATAGCATTATTTATTTAATACACAAATAATTTAATAACTTTATGAAACGTAATAGGTTCCTCTGTTTGGATTTTGCAGCTGGTAAGATACTGCGTAACGGATAGCGTCAATTAAATGATTCCAAGAATCTTGTGGAGTCTTTGATTTCTTTTCTAGCCAAGAGTAATTATTTAGCTCCTTGATTAGATTAATACTGTTTTCATCCACTACTAAGTCATAATCTTGAAGTAGTGAAATGCCATAGGTAATAGAACCTTGTCCTTTTATTGCCTTGACTACGTTACAACCTTTTGACTTTATTTCAGACAGTAACCTAGGTTCTGCTGAATCACCAACAATAAGATTACTCTCAGCGTGTTTAAGGTTCAGTTCTGCTATCTGTGATGTAGTTAACCCATTGAGATAAAAACACTCTCTTAGGTAGATTATTTTATTTGTGCTGTCTATGTTGGTTTCAATTAGAGTAGAGGGGTCTGCTGCGAATCCGTAATCTTGTCCGTATACCGAAACCCCAAACTTTTTAAACTGTCCTACTTTCCAATTGGTAAAGATTACACCCTCTGCTTTAGCTAACCACCCCCCAAGCATTTGATGCTTGTATTTCTCAGGTCTTCTCAGTTTGATGTTTTCTATTTGCTCTAGATAGCTTGTAGATAAGTTCTCAATATTGTCTTGGTAAGTGGTATGTATGTAAGTGGTATTCCCTTTAGTTACGTTACTGGCTTCCATTACTCCCTTGTCCTCAAAAAAGCGTGAGTAAATCCAATGCTCTTTAGTCACAGGATTTAGAATCATTATAATTCTATTTTGGTTCTTTAGGTTTCTGACTGATAAATCTATCTTGTCAAATATGTTTTCGTCTACTAGTTCTTCGGCTTCATCCATTACCCACGTGCTGACGTTGGTCAGAGACTTCAGGTTAGCCGTTTGGTCGCCTGATGATGTCTTTATGCCCTTGAAGATTATTTTGCTCCCTGAACGCTTATTTATTATTTCGTCTTTTGTGATGTGGAAATCCTCTTGAATGTTTAAGGTTTCTATCTTATCAATGAACTCAGGTATAATGGATATATACGCAGAGGCCAATGTGAAACGTGTGAACAGAATAGTATGCCCAGCTTCATAGGTAAGCAACACTAGGAGCAAGTTTATAGAAAATGATTTTCCTGAACCCCTGCCACCTGTTACAATGAAATATCTAGAATTAGCGTTAGATATCGGTGCATACTTTTTGTTTACTTCTATCACTTAAATTTAATGAGGTCTTTAAAGTTAACTGTGAAGCCTTCAGAAGACGTTATATCAACGGACTCTTTTGGTTTGCCGTATCTATACCCAAAGTATAAAGACATCGCTCTAG